TAGAAAGTTACACAAAGAAGACCAAGCCGTTTGGTCTGACGAATCAAGAGAATGGATTGAGTATCAGATGTGCCTTGAATTACTTTCCTGCGATTTAATGAATGAATTATATGAAAATCACGAACAATACAAATAATATGAAATTTACAGTAATAAAAACAATCAAAGAAGAAATCGACTTGCCTAACTACTGGCAGTCAGGTTCTGCATACTATGCTTTATTGTATGATGAGTATGCTTTAGAAATAAACATAGACAACCCAAGCATTAAAAGAGTTTATATTTCAACTGCTACCGTATGCGGTGTGACTGAAATAAGTAAAGAAACCTTTAACCTAAAACTTAACGAAATTAAATTAATTTTAAACTTATAACTAATGAGTAACCTACCAACAATACAAGAACTGCACGAAGAGAATGCACTTGTCAGCTACAAGAATGACCAACTTAACTTATTGTTAAACCAAGAGCCAAAGAAAGAATGGGTAAAAGAGCATCCATTTGTAAAAGGTCACAAATATATTCCGATTGATAAAGTTGAGTTTATGCTCCGCAAGATATTTAAAAAGTATTCAATTGAGATTACTAACCAGGGGACTTCTTTCAACGGAGTATGGGTTACAGTCAGAGTACATTACTTTCATCCAACGGAAGCGACTATGATGTATCACGATGGTATAGGTGCGGTACAATTACAAACTGCGAAAGGGACTTCTCCTGCTGACTTAGCGAATATAAACAACGGAGCTTTGTCTATGGCTTATCCGATTGCAAAGACCTTAGCCATTAAGGATGCCTGTGACCACTTCGGAAAGTTATTTGGATGTGACCTTAACCGCAAAGATACAATGGCGTTTAAAATCGATGTAACGCCTGAAGACCTTAAAGAACAATTAATAGAATTGTTTAATCTTAAAAGGGATATGATGCCAACGGATGAAATACTAAACACTTTAAGGGTTATAGAAAACAACGAAGTAAAATCCTTTAACAAACAATTTGAATATCTTAAAAACTTATGAGCATACAACTAAATAAAAACCGCATCGGTAATATCAGTTCTTCAAACATCCATAAGATTATGGGTGCTAAGAAGCCAAGAGAAACCTATCTTACTGAGTTATCTTATGAACGTAGATTAGGTAGAAGCTTGAGCAACGAAACAACATCTAAGCCGACATCTTGGGGGCATCTCCTGGAGGGAATTGTTTTTAATCAATTAGGGCGTGAATATTCTTTAGTCTCTGACGAAACAATCAAACATCCCGACTTTGACTATTGGTGTGGAAGTCCTGACGGTTACACGAATGACTCAGTTATTGACATAAAGTGTCCGTTTACCTTAAAATCGTTCGTAGAGCTTGTCGACATTAAAGATATAGAGACTTTAAAATACGAGCGACCTGAGTATTACTGGCAATTAGTAAGCAATAGTATTCTTTTAGGGAAACAATTTGCAGAATTAATCGTATATTGCCCCTATGAAGATGACTTGGGTTTGATAAAACATCACGCTCAAAATGTGGATGCTCAAGACCTTTATAAATACTATTGGTTAGGCTCAGCAATGAATGAAGAAATCCCATTTGTATTACCAAACTCAGAGTTTATAGATTTAAATATCTTTAAATTTGAAGTACCAACCGAAGACAAAGACCTTTTAACCGAAACAATTAAACAAATTAAATTATAAATCATGGCAGAAATCCTAAGCGGTTCAATCAATCTGAACCTAATCAAAAAAGAAAACATCAAAGAAGTAACTTTGAAAGACGGCTCAACGGCCAAGTTCTTAAACATCAACATCGCAATCAACAATGAAGTTGACCAGTACGGCAATGTCGCAGGACTTACAATCTCTCAGAGTCAAGAAGAAAGACAAGCCAAGACTAAGAAAGTTTACTTAGGTAACCTTAAACGAGTATGGAGCGACACTCCTCCTGCATTGGAAGTGACAATTAAAGACGAAGACGATAATTCATTACCCTTTTAAAAAATAACAATATGCTAAATTCCAAACAAAAAATTAACGAAATCCCAATGTTCAAGTATGAACTTACTTTAATTCTTGACACAAATGCTTTTGAAGAAGAGACTTTCTTAGTCGATATCTTTGAAACAAAGGGGAGTATTTACGCTTACTTATTAGCGGAAATGTCAACTGATTTATATCCTCATGTAGTAACTATTGAAGAGGAAGTTTATGTCACTGAATATCCAATGCAAATAATATATTTCATTGAAATGATGACTAATGCTTTAGACGGTCAAGGCGAGTTATTGCCCAATACTTTAAAAATTAATATCCAGCAATATGAAACTTTTGAGGAGGCTTATGAAGTAGCTAACAACATTAAACAAGTTTTTGCATTAGAAAACAATTAAATCTTATGAACTTACAACTACTATCTACTAACCCAAACAAACAATCCTCAGGCGTAATGCTTGAGGGTGTTTGTCTGCAACATTTAAACAACATCAGAGCTGAGATTCTAACATCAAAGAACTTTGCTAAATGGCGCAAATCGATCAAACAGGAACTTAATAAAATACAAAATGCACATAACAGTTAAAAAAATCGGAATGTTCTTCAACACGATTAAAGAAAAAGGACAAGACCTGGAAGCTTCAAAAGAAAAGGCAAGGACTCAGAATCAAATACTTTTAGATAGGTTGCCATTTAACCAAGAGTTCTCTGCCTGGACTATCTTTAACCAGAATATGTTAGGCGTACACACTCCAATAACATCCATTAGACGAGCATTAAACACGCTTGAGAAAGAATCTAAGATTGAAAGAGTAGGCTCAAGAATCGGCAACCTGGATAAAAAAGAATTTACTTATAAATTAAATTTGGAAAGTTAAATTAAAACCTTATCTTTGCCCAACATTGTACGAGAATGTCAAAATTTACTAAAATCATATTAACTCCCTGCACCTATGCGATTGCTCGTACCAATCAATTAAGTGTGGGGTTTTATATTTTATAACAAAAATGAATAGTTACGAACTGTCCCGAAATTGGTTTGATTGGTGTTTTGATAATCCTGAGAAGATTAAGCCAGTGCATACTGCAATTTATTTCTTTTCCATTGAGCATTGCAATCGATTAGGATGGATGCCAAAGTTTGGTTTACCTACTGAAATGGTAAAATCTGCAATAGGGATACATTCCTATAATACTTATATTGATGCCTTAAACGATTTAGTTGAATGGGGGTTTATAAAGATGATTCAAAAATCTAAAAATCAATACTCAAGCAATATAATTGCCCTATCAAATTTTGATAAAGCAACTACTAAAGCATTAGATAAAGCAATGATAAAGCATAGTACAAAGCAAGGTGAAAGCATTGATAGTATAAATAAACAAATAAACAAAGAACAAGAGAACAAAGAAACAAGTGATTTTGATTTGGCTTTTGAAAGTTTTATTGAGATGAGGACAAAGGGTAAAAATACAATAACCGATAGAGCAATAGAATTAATCAAAATGAAACTAAACAAATTAGCACCTGAAGATGAGGCAAAGAAAATATTAATCTTAAATCAGTCAGTAATGAATAACTGGAAAGATGTTTATGATTTAAAGAAAGAAAGTAAAACAGATTCAGAACCACATTGGAAATCATTTGCAAGATAAACTATGACTTACTCAGACTACGGAATAGAACTAAAAACAAGTAAGACCTCAGGAGAGGTGCAGACTACTTGTCCAGCGTGTTCTCATGAACGCAAAAAGAAAACCGATAAATGTTTATCAGTAAATTTAGACAAACAAGTTTGGTTTTGTGCGCATTGCGGACATAAAGGCAAATTGAAACAAGAACGCAACATTGAATATAAAGTCCCTGAATGGAAGAACAAAACGGACTTGTCAGATTCAGTGATTAAATTCTTTGAAGCTCGAAAGATATCTCAAGGAACATTGCAAACGGCTAAGGTAACTGATGGAAACGAATGGATGCCAAAGGCTCAGAAGGAAATATCAACGATTCAATTTAATTACTTTAGAGATTCTCAATTAATCAATGTTAAGTACAGGGGCAAAGACAAAGATTTTAAGATGTTTAAAGATGGCGAATTAATCTTCTACAATTTAGACTGTTTAAAAACTTTTAACGATGTCTTTGTAGTTGAGGGCGAAATGGATGCCTTGACATTTATTGAGTGTGGCATTTTAAATGTCATCAGCGTTCCAAATGGGGCAACATTAACTAATAACAACCTGAACTATGTAGAAAATTGTTTGGATGCCTTAGAAGGTAAAAGGTTTATTTTAGCATTAGACAACGATACTCCAGGCAGAAAGTTAAGACAAGAGCTTTGCGATAGGCTTGGGGTTGAAAATTGTTTTTTTTTAGAGTTTGAGGGTTGTAAAGATGCAAACGAATACTTAATTAAAGAAGATGTAAACCGATTTAGAGAGGCGGTAAAGAATGTAAAAGAGTTTCCATTGGAAGGTAGTTTCACAATCTCAGACATTGGAGACGATATTTTTGATTTATACACAAATGGTTTGGACAAAGGTGTCAATACTCACATACCTAATTTTAATTTGCGATTTGTAAAAGGATATATCACAACGGTAACGGGAATACCATCACACGGTAAGTCAGACTTCTTAGATTACATTTGTTTAAGTCTACACCGACAAGCAGGTTGGAAGGGTGCGTTTTATTCGCCTGAAAATAAGCCTACACAATTACACTTTTCTAAGATGGCAAGAAAGATATTAGGAAAGTCTTGGGATGGGGATAATAAGATGACTTGGGAAGAAGTGCAAAAGGTAGGAACTTATTTAGACTCAGAAGTTTTCTTTATTAAACCTGAAAAGGATTTCACAATAGACTCAATATTGAAATCGGTTAAGATTCTTAAAAGAAGATTTGGTTTAGACTACTTTGTTATTGATGCGTGGAATAAACTTGAGCATAAGTACACTGGCAATGAGACCAAATACATTGGAGAGACTTTGGATAAGATTGCACAATTTTGTGAGGTTGAGAATGTCCATTGTTTTATTGTGGCGCATCCGACCAAGATGCAAAAAATAAAGGATTCAGATATTTACCAAGTCCCAAGCTTATACGATGTGAGTGGCTCAAGTAACTTCTATAATAAATCGGACAACGGTTTGGTAGTTTATAGGGACTTTGCCTCAGGACAAACGATAGTAAATATTCTTAAGGTTAAATTCTCGCACTGGGGCGAAACGAGTCAATCAATATTTAAATATGACCTGGCAAGTGGCAGATATTACAACGATGAATATACAAGAACTGAAAAATGGATAAAATAATAGACACAATAAAAGAAAAATTCCCAACTGCAAAGTACCAACAACAAGGTAAATTAATGTGGGTTTTGCAAGATGGCAAATTAATTGAAAGATTTGATTTGAATTACTGCAAATATTTATTAGATTGCAACGAATTAGAAACATACTTAAACAACATACAACAATGACAACCGCAACTGATTCCAAACAGTACACCGAAAGCCAATATAAGAGATTATACAATAGACTTTTAAATGACCACGAAAATTTAAAGATTAGATACACTAAACAACTAAACGAAAACAAGCTTTTAACCGCTAAAATAGAACGCCCAAAAAGAATAGAATTACCAACGGACTTGCAAAGAGTCAAGGACATTATAAATAATGAATTAGGAGTCGACATAGATGTAAACATAAGACAAAGGGATGTGGTAGATTCAAGGTCAATGTATTACTATTGGGTTAGACATAATACTTTGATGAGTTTAAAAAAGATTGCAGGGACTTTAGAAACTAATCATGACCATAGTACTTTGATTCATAGCATAAGTATGCACGAAGACAATATGCAGTATGACAAAGTTTATAAGTCTAAGTATGAAATTATTTTAACTAAAATTGCAGAACTAAACACTCAAACTGAAACATTATGAATGTACTAAGCTTATTTAACGGTATGAATACAGGGCGCCAGGCACTTGAAAATGTAGGAATTAAAGTAGATAAATACTACTCAAGTGAAATTAAACCTTACGCAATAGAACTTACTCAACATCACTTCCCTGACACTATTCAAGTTGGGGATGTTACAAAGTGGAAAGATTGGGATATAGAATGGAGTAAAATTGATTTAATATTAAGCGGTTCGCCTTGTCAAGATTTATCCGCATCAGGTAAAAGGGCCGGAATAAACGGTCAAAAATCTAGTTTGTTTTTTATATTTGTTGACATTTTAAATCACATAAAATCACTTAATGCAAATATATTATTTTTACAAGAGAATGTCGGAAGTGCTGCAAAGTTAGATGTTGGGATTATGTCAAGAGCTTTAGGAGTATATCCAGTAAGAATTAATAGTTCACTTTTAACAGCTCACTTGCGTGATAGATACTATTGGAGTAATATAAGAACAAAAGAAACAATGTTTGATTTAGTTACTGATATCCCTCAACCAACTAATAAAAAAATACTTTTAAAAAATATAATTACAAGTGGAGAAGTTGATAGGGATAAAAGTAGATGTTTAATAGAACGGTACATTGGGGCAATCCCTAAAAGTCACGATGCAATACAAAGACATTTAAAAGAAAGAGTTTTATTTGGTTCTTATACAGTTGTTAAAGAAGATAATATTTTAAGAGCATTTAATAAAGTTGAAATGTGTAGGTTGCAAGGGTTTCCTGATAATTACTGTGATATGGTTTCAACTTTAAATGCAGGAAGTCTCTTAGGAGATGGTTGGACATTGCCAGTAATAGAACACATTTTTAAATACATTAAATTATGAAGACCTGCAAAATATGTCTTAATCAATTTGAACCTTTAAGAACTTTAATGGTTACCTGCTCTTATTCCTGCGCTTTGGCTTATAGTAGAGGCAAGATTGCAAAGGTTGTTAAGGCAGAGAACAAAGTTAAAAAGGAAATAATGAAGACCAAGAGCCAACACCTAAAGGAGCTTCAAACTATTTTTAACAAGTATATTCGGACAAGAGATTTACTTTTGCCTTGCGTTTCATGTGGCGATACTATCAATTCGACTGCTCACGCTTCTCACTTCTTTTCAGTAGGCTCACATCCTGCCTTAAGATTTAATGAAGACAATGTGCATAGCAGTTGTGAACAATGCAATACTTATTTACATGGTAACCTTATTGAATACTCTTTAAGGCTACCTGAGAGAATAGGACAAGACAATTATGACAATTTAATATCCAGCAGAGGGGAAAGATTACAGTTGAGCATTCCCGAAATTGAGGAGCTTAAAACAGTTTATAAACAAAAAATAAAAGACCTGATTTAAAAATAATTAGGTTTTTTCAAATTTAAAATTTAATATTGTAAAATAAATGTCAGAGTTGATTAATAATTATATCGACAACTTAGTTGAGAAAATCGCCAAAAAAGAGGGCGGATGTTCAAGGAATAGAAAGCCTGAGAAGGTTGAGTTTTGGATTCATCGCCCTAATTACACAACGGTAGTCACTGTGACTTATGTAGAGTTAGAACGGTGTATGATGTTAGCGACCTACCCTGAACACTTAAGAAAATACATTGAGTGAGAAGTTCAACATACTGCTTGTAGAGTTTAATGACTCTAAAATCTTCAACGATTATTGCAAGAAGTACGGACATAATAACCACCAAGAACTAAAGTCAGAAGTCTTATCTATACTTTTAGAACTTCCTGACCATAAGAAAGAGACCATTGCAGAGAACAACTATTTAACCCCTTACGCTTTGCAGATTCTTAAGTTTCAAGTTAGCCATTGCAACTGGACTGCATTCAGGAAGAAGTTTGGTAATAGAGAAAATTTAGTTTTAGTAGAGAATTTTGACGATGACAAAGGCAAAATATACATAGAGAACCACTATCAAAATAAACAATCACTACCGATATTTGATGTTAAGGATTACGATGCCCACGATTTAGACGAAGAGTTCATTGATACTGAAAAGGTGGTTAAGAAAATTGAATCGGATATGTTAGACCAAAACAACAAATACTTTTATCACTCAAGACTTTTAAACGAGCTTATCATAACTGGAGTAAACACAAAACAATTAAGCCGAGATATCGGTATCCCTTACACATCAGTTCGTCACGCTATAAAAGAATATAGACAACACCTTAAAGAATGGTTAAAATAATATACATTAACGAGAAGGACTCAGGCGTAGGCTATCATAGGTTGCAAATACCTTTTGCAAACTTAGACGAAGACTATAAGGACTTAGACATAAAGGGGACTAATGGGTTTACACTTGAGTTTCATCCTCGCCAATTTGATATTGTAGTTTTAAACCGAATGTATAAGCATGACGAAGACTATTTGTTAAAGGCTAAGAATAGCGGTTGCAAGATTATCCTGGATATAGACGATTGGATTAAGCTACCTGAATATCACCATAAGGATGGCGTAAAGGATTCAATC